TGTTTCAAAGGGAGTTCTTGAAGTGGCAGAAGTTATTTGGGGTAACTGGATACAAGGTATATTTTGAAGAAGCGGATACAGAAGATGCTTATGCTGACATAACGGTAGACGGTCCGATAGCCACTGTCAGATTAAATAATAAGTTAAGCGAAGAAGGCAAATGGGTTATAGATGTTAAGCAAAGTGCGAAGCACGAAGCGATACACTTACTAATACAAAGACTAGAGCAGAATGCTCGTTATCGGTACAGCACCAGTGGTGAGATAACTGAGGCAGCAGAAGAGTTAGTGTATAGGCTTGAGGAGTTAATTCCTGGATAAGTTTATGACTGAATTAAGTAAGCAAGAAAAGACAGAGGTGATAGGGAGGATATGGGATAGTGTACTGAATTTTCTCCCCTATGTAAAGATAGAGGAGCCTGGTAGATTAGCGGTAAAGTATGAGGTGTGGGAGCATATAAAGGATTTCTTCTGGCACTTAGAGAATTATAATTTAATAGATTTAATCAAAAGCAAACAAATCGGTATCAGTTGGGCTTTGGCTGCGTATGCGTTATGGAAGATATACACGTTAGAAGGGTGGAGTGTGTTGGAGTTCTCTAAAAGAGACGTGGAGGCACAACAGCTACTGGATAAGTCAAGGGTGGTCTATAATAATTTACCCAAGTGGATGAAGATATTTACCTTAGAACCAAATAACGCCAGTCAGTTTGGATTCAAAGAGAACAGGTCTGTAATAACAGCTTATCCAACTACAGAAACAGCAGGAATAGGAAGAACCGCTGGGACAGTAATACACGATGAAAGCGACTTTCACGAGTTTTATGAAGTCAACTTGTCCCATACTAGAGCAACAGTAGCTGATAGTCCAGATAGACAGCTAATATCGGTAAGCACGGTAGATATAACTAAGCAGGATAGCTATTTTCAGAGGCATTGGAAAGCTGGGGAAGGGTCTGGTTATCCAGAAGCAGGAAGAAATGGGTTTAAGGCACTGTTTTATGGTGTATTCTCCAGACCTGATAGAGATGAGGAGTGGTATCAACAACTGGTAAAGGAAAATCAGGAAACCCCCTGGGTTGTTCATAAGAATTACCCTCGCACAATAGAAGAAGCACTATCCCCAATAGCAGCCGTTTCGTGTTTTAATGAGAATGTATTAAGGGATTTATGGGATAACGCTGCGGAGGGTGAGACTAGAGAGGGTTTCATTCACATATTGTGTCCACCAATGGTGGGAGTCCAGTATGCAGCGGGGATAGATGTCGGGGAGGGAGTGGGTAAGCACTATTCAGTGCTAACCATTGTGGGGAAAAGAGGGTTGAGTGCGGAAGTTGTAGCAGTAATCTATTCCAATACTATCGGCACGGACTCGTTTGCTTTTGAGTGTGATAAATTGTGCCGAGAATATCGTAACCCGCTACTGATAGTTGATAATATCGGTGTTGGGAGAGCCGTGATTGATAAATTGGTTGAGTTAGGATACCCAAAGCTGTATAAAATGAATGAAACTAAGTATGGCTGGGCGTTTACTAGACCAAATGAGAGGGAATTGCTGGTAAAATTGGTAGAAAGAGTTAATAATCGGTCTCTGATTACTCGATTTAAGCCTCAGATTAAGGAAATGATGGAATATCAGTGGGTAAAGGACTTCCCTGAGCCAACTGGTAGGACTCATGGGGATACAGTATCTAGTTTAATGCTGGCTGTAGCTAAACTCGATAGTATAGGACAGGTTGTAGAGCCTCACATGTATGTTTCTGGGAAAATGGTGTGGTAGGAGGTATATTATGCCACAGTTAGGAGAAATAAAAAGGGGCAAAGAGATTGATTTTCAAGGAGCGGCAAGGTATATGTGGGCTGCTTGCGAGGATTGCGGAAAGGAAGCAGATATTAGGAAAATATGGTAAATGGTATAATGATAATGAGACAGTATATGCACAGGAGGAACTATGGAAAACGATGCCTCTAAGATATTCCAAAAGGTAAAAGATAAGAGAGATAACGAGTTTAGTCCATCTTTTGATGTTATGGACGAAAACTTCGCTATCTGGGCAATGGAAAGTGGGAAGACTTCGGCTGATAGTACAATCTATTCCAAAACGCAAGGACACGGAAGTGAAATTGATATTATATCCAACGATTTAAGGGCGTTTTCTGATATTGTCCAGTCAACGTTATCTTCATCCGAAAGGCAGATTATGGTTACGATGGCTGAGGCTGAGGGTAAGGATGCAAGAAGTGAAATAGGTAGGTTGGAAAGATTATTTCACTTCCTCCTAAAGAAGGCAGACGAGAGATTGGGTAGAATGCTGTTACCCACTTTAGAAGAGATGACAGATTGGCAGGCTCTAGTTCGTGGGTGCCGTGCTGCCAGAATTTTATTGTATAAGGCTGGGAAAGATGTTATACCTGATTTCATAGCTCCCGACCCACGCTGGCTGGTTTATGAAGTAGGGGGTGAGGGATTACTGTGGGTAGGACATACGACATTCAAATCCAAAGCAATGCTGAAAAGCGAGCAAGATTACGATGCTACAAAAGAAAAGGATATTGAGGTATGCGATTATTGGGAGTATTTGGAAGAGGGTAAGGTTGCTAACTCTATAATCTGTGAAGGCGATTTTATTAAAAAGCCTGAGATACTTAAAATACCCTCAATGCCTTTTGCTATTAGACCCGTCTCTACTAGACCACCAGTTTCTGATTCGACAGGTACTAAATTAAAGGGATATGGCGAAAGCCTGTTTGCTGCTGGTAGAGGGATAAACTCGGTTAGGAACAGGTTTATCTCGATAGTAGCTAACCATGCTAACAAACTGGCAAATCAGCCGTTATTTAACTATAGGGATGCACAGGGTAAATCGCTAGGAGGGGAAATTCTTCCAGGAGGTATTGTTGACCTTGATAGAGACCATCAGAGGGTAGAAGCTAGTCCAATGAATGATATACCCCAAGCTGTTCTCGGCATACTTGACTGGTTAAATGGGCAGATGGAACAGGTTATGCTTCCTAAAATCCCTATTGGGCCACAAGGGCCGTCTGGTACTGCTTATAACCTGGCACAAGAACAAGGTACTAAGATATTCAATCCGCAACTCAGGAATAAACAGTCCTTTTATGAGGATGTATGCAGATTGATTGAAGAGCAGATTATTGCTGGTGGTATATATGGTGATTTGAAGAAGGTTAAAGTTCAGGGAGTTGAGAATAAGAAATATTATGAGACTTCTTTTACTCCAGTTGACCTGAAGAAACCGCATATTATTGAGGTTAAGTTTACTGCTAGAACTCCTTGGAGTCAGTATGATACCACTCAAGTGGCTCAGATGCTTATAGGGCAAGGATTACCTAGGTTGTGGGTTTGGGAGCATATTCTTAAAATTCAAGACCCGAAACTGTTACAGGACTTGGTAGCTCTTGAGACATACGAACAAAGCCCTCAAGGAATGATGAAAAGGGCAGTTGAGGTCTTAAAGGATAAGGGGTATGAGTTTGAAGCTGACAAACTGGTAGAGCAAATGGATTTGATGGAGGCTCAGGAAGCTCAGATGGGAGTTCCTGCTGAAGGAGGGTTAAATGCCCCAGGACAATAGAGATTGGAGTAAAAGACGAGACTATCCTGCTGCTCAGTTGTTGAGGCAGACCGAGCCGTATCACTATCAAAGAAATAGGCAGTTGTTTAACAAGCAACCCAGAGCACCACAAGCAGGCATCCAGCCCAATCAGAAGATGACTGTAGGATGGGGAGGAAGTATGGGTGATTACTATAAGCAGCTATTCCAAGACTACCTCAAAAAGAGGTTAGGGGGTTAAGATGGCAGATACTCCTACAGCAGAAGAAGAAAAAGCTAGACGGGAAAAAGATAAACAGTTAAAACTTTTCAAAGAGTATCGTGAAGCTGGTGGGGTAATTTCAAACTTCAAGGAATGGTTAGAATCGTTCCAGCCTACTATTGAAGAAGAGGGGCTGTATAATGTATATCTTTCGGGAGGTGGCAGACTTCCACTTAAAGACTGGATTTTTACTCAACCCACTGCTGCTGAAGATGTAGCGAACCATGCCTTGTTACGCAATTTCAACGTGTTTTTGAATTCCGAGATTGCTAAAGGTTATGATATAGAATTAGCTGGGGCAGAATATGACGACCTCTACGATAGCCTATACGGGCTAGGGACACATGAGGGTGCCCCAAAGACGGTAGGTGCTTTACCAGGTGTTACTGGTAAAATCCGTACCTTCTTAACTGGTTTACAGGAAGAGGAGAGAAAGCGGATTGAGCAGGAAACAGCCGATTATGTTCAGCAGCAGGTAGACATAGCTAAGCAAGAAATGCTTCTACCATTAGGGCAACAAGGAGATGCTTCCCAGCAGATGTGGGCAGCTCAGAATCAGGTACAGGCTTTAGAGAGACAGTTATCTGTCGTACCAGATTATTTGCAACCTGTGATTCAATCACAAATCAGACTACTACAGACTGCTCAAAGTCAGATATACGATACTGAAAGAACTCGGTTAAGAATGGAGACTACAAGAGATGTCCCAGTTGGGGAAGGGGAGTCTCGCACTGAAGAGGCTGGCAGCTTTTCTCGGCAGGTTGCAGAGAAAGAGGGTTTAACTCTGGGGCAGGTAGTAACCGCAGGCAGGGACTATCTTCAGAACCCAAGTAAGGAGGAATATAAGTCTCTCAGTCTAGAGCAGAAGCAGGATTTAGCTCATGTTGGTATGGAAGCCTCCCCTAGCGGGGGTAGGACAGAGCCAGTGAGAGGAAAGCTACTTCCTGATTGGACTAGCCCAAAGTGGAAAGACCTTACACCAGAAGAGCAAGCATGGAACAATAATGAGAATAATAAGGCAATGGCTGACCCAGGGTATGTGCCACAACCACTTCCTGCGAAACCATTTGAACCACCTCGTGTGCAGGATATTAAGACAACTGGTGGAATGACTTGGAGAAGTTGGTTTGAAAATCGTTATCGCCCGATTACAAGCGAGTTTGGGGAAATGCCTGAAGAAGAAAGAACTCAAAAAAGTTGGAAGGAACTACTTGAAAGGCGGAAAGCAGAGTTAAAGTCTCGGTTTTATCAGCAGAGTTACTGGGAGAGAGGGGAAAGACCACAAGTATTCCAGAAACGTATAAGGACAGTAAAGTTCTAGTTAGTTTATGAGGTTTCTTTTATGAATATGCCAACTGGCGGATTCATTGACTTCTTGAAAAGAAGACGTGCAAGAGAAGGAACGCAGACAGGGCGAGTTCTAAAACCTAGCCCACAAACTCCAACCAGATTAACACCACCAGTTCCTCCCATTGCACCTAAACCAGAAGTTCTTCCTGAGTTCAAACTAACTGGAGAAGCTGTAGTTCCAACAAAAGAGACGGCAAGTATTTGGGATACCTTTAGGGTTTTTGGGGAAGGACTAACAAAGCTACCTAAACAGTTAGGTGCTTCAATTTTACAGGCGACTCAGGGGCAAGGGGGAGCAAGTGTTGTTAATAAAGATTGGGCTGATAGATTTATTCAGGATGCCAATATAGACATTGAACAGTTCACTAAAGAAGTATCCGAAAAATACGAGGAAACTAAATTCCCTATAAAACTGACTGATTTAGCTCAACTACCACGGAACATAGCCTATTCTTTAACTTCAATGGGAGCTGGGTTAGGGGTTGGTGTTCCGATAGCTCTTATTCCATTGCCAGGGGCTAGAGTAGTTGCTTGGGGAGCAGGCTCAGCAGCATCAGGAGCAGTAGCTTATGGTATGACAACCTACCAAATAATGCAGCAATATCTGGAATTAATGGATGAATCAAAAAAGATAGAGCGAGGTAAAGGATTAACACTCACAGAGGAAACTAAACTAAAGAAAGATTTTGAGAGAAAGGCAACGGAATATGGTTTGTGGGAAGCAGTGCCAGAAGCTATAAGTAATCTTGCCTTTGCCAAGATACTGACTACTCCTCTAATTAACATAATAGGTAAGCCACTTGCCGTTAAACTGATTAGTAAAATTAGCGCTCTTTACGGGGAGGAATTACTTACTGAAACAATAACACAGAAGGGGCAAGCAGAAATAGAAGCTGAGGTTGGGCTTGGAGGTAAACTCACATGGTTAGAGTCATTTAAGGCAATAGCCCCTCAAACATTTCTTCTAACAACAATACTAGGAGGAGTTGGTCAGACAGGAATTTCTGCCGTTAATCGAATAAAGGCTTCCTTGAAAACTGAAATTGGGGAAAGTCATCCATCTTTTGAAACTATTAACAACGGAATTACCGAGGCAACTATTCAGGAAGTAGTGGTAAAACCTACACCTGTTACTCCAGAGGTTACAAAGACTTATTATCATGGTGCTAGAACAAGTTATACTGGAAAGCCAAGAGGAGATATCGCCTATGTCTCAGAGAGTAAATATACTGCCGAAATGTATGGAACAAACATACGTGAGTTCTCAATATCACCAGAAGCAAGGATTCTTAAATATGATGACTTACCCCGAGATATAAAACACACCGTTGTCTCAAAAGAAAAGAAGTCAATAGAATATGCTAAACAAAAAGGTTATGACGGAGTAGAAGTTCTCCAAAATAATAAAACAAATGTTGCTATCTGGAATAAAGATATTCTTCAACCAGCAATTCCCAAACCTGTTACCCCAGAGGTTACAGGGGTTAAGGCAGTAACCGAAGCAGCGAAGGCTGGCGAAATAACAAAAGCTGAGTTTATCAGTCGTATGCTTGATGAAAATGCCTTCGTTAAAAGGGGTGATAAATGGTTTAAGCCTGATGCCAGTGGTAAATTACAGGAAGCTACCTCTTATGCTGAAAGAATGAAGGATGAATTTGCCAACAGTTATGATAGGATTATTGCCCCCAAGTTTGCCCCTAGACCTCTTGGGGAAGAAGGTATCACGATGGTGGGAAAGGGCAAAGAGGTAATGCCCACCAAAGCAATCCCCAAAGCAGAGGTTACACCTGTTACCCCAGAGGTTACAAAAGAAATAGAGGATATTCTCGCTGTTGCTAAAGCACGAAGAGAAGCATCCGACCCTGCTATACGTGCATTAAAACCAACAGATGTGGAGTGGCTAACAAAAGAGGAGTTAGTTCGCCTTGATGAATTAACAAAACAATTGCCACGAGGAATAAGCCAAGCTGAGGCAAAGGCTAGAGTTGAGGCTAAAAGGCTTGCTCGGTTAGAAGCTCGTCTGCCACGTGTAGAAAGAGAACTTAAGCCGTCTGAAAAGGCGGCTTTTGAAATCACAAAACGTGAGGTCAAGCCAGCAATCCCCAAAGCCGAGCCAGGTATGCCTGAAGCTGGTATTCAGGAAACGATGTTACCTGGGGAAGTTGCTTTTCCACCGTCTAACCCACCTTCGGGTAGACCGAGGACACTCTCTGACTTGAACCGAGAGGCTAAAGGGATGAGAGCTATGACACCTGAGCAAAGAGCCGAGGCTGCGGATGTTGCTAGACCAATCCCCGAAGAAGAATTGTTGTATAAGGTTAAACCATTTGAGGAGCATGGCAAGAATCTTCTAATGCCCGATTCACCAATAATGGCACGACTCCGTTCTCTCCCTGGTATAAAACAGACAGTTGGAGCATGGAATCCTGCACAGATGGCAAGGGATAACCCAGTTCACATGATAGGAATAACTAAGGCTATATTTGAGGAAATAGAAACTGGTCGTGCTAGAACTGCTGCTCTCGCATGGTTTAATGACGCTGAAAATATACTGGGCTTCAAGGAGTCTAGGAGTGGTGTTTGGAAAGCATATGCAATCCAACCCACCGCAAAGGCTGACACCAAAAAGGCAAATTATAGGACAGTTGACGATATACTTGAGAATCCCAGTCACTATACGTTAACCTCAGAACAAAAGAAGGTATTGAGCATCGGCCAGAATATGCAAAGACAGTTATTGCGTGATGCACAGAGGGCTGGGGTAAACGTAGTTGAACTTGGAGAGTCATATTGGCATCGCATCGTGTTGAAGGGTCCAAAGGATAAGATGCAAGGTCATTGGATAAGAGGACGTATATCTGGGAGAAAGGGTTATACGCATCAGAGAGCCTTTGAAAAGATAGACCAGGGAACTGAGTTAGGATTTGTTTATGAAACTCATCCATTAACTAGGTTACAAGCCAGACTGGAAGCTGGAATCCGCACAATATCTGACCAGGAAGCAAGAAAAGCGATTTCAAGATTACCAGGCGTTGAGAAGCCCCTTGAGAGAATGGAAAGCAGGTATCCTCAGACACTTGAGGGTCAAAAGACTGCTAAAGAGGCTAGAAATGCAGCCAAGCAAGTATACTTAAAAGATAAAACCGTTGAGAACTACACCGAATTAAGACAGGCAGAAGCAGATTATATTACAGCTATGCGTGAAGTATTCAAAAGGAAAATTGAGGTTGGCACTCCTGGCTACTATGAATTGAGGCTTCCCAATGGCAAGATAGCCCCAGGTGAGTTGGTCGAAGAGGTTAAGAAATACATTGAATTGCCAGAAGTTGGTGGAACTGAGACAGCTAGGACTGTTGTAGAAATGACGAGATTAGTTCGCACAACACTAACTAATGTTGATTTAGCTGCTGGTTTTATTCAGGGGCAGATATTGTTTTATAGGCATAATGTTTCTTGGTGGAAGGCTCATGCTCATGCTAT